AGGTCTGGGAGTATTTCTTTGAATAAATCAGCCATTATGAGGTCTTTATATCAAGCATAGGTTGAAGTTTACCCAAATACAACGTATCGAGCATATTTTTCACAGCCTCAATTGGTGCGGCACCTGCGGGATGCTGAGTACACAGTCCTTCCCGAAAGAAATATGTCACTGGATGGGCTCCTACTGGGAACGCCAAGTTCTCTGTAATCTCATAAAACTGAATCCCAGAATACTTTGGGTCTTTAGAAATTGGTACGAGAACCTCTGGTACGAATACGTCACAAACTGGACAACTGGATTTAGTGTGAACGAACACAACAAAGCGTTCCTTCTCAAAAATCTTCCTTGCTTTCTTTTCAGTCACTACTGGGAAATGTGCCATTATTCGTCCTTTACAAAAACACCTTCAGAGGTGAGGTGGCCAGTTCTATCTTTAATTTGATTATACGCCATAAAAACGCATTCATCCATAGATAGGTCTAGTACCCTACAAACTCCTCGGATAGTCACATAAATGTCGCCAATTGCATCCTTAATCTCATCCATATTATTATGGTTGATTGCATCTAGCAGTTCAGTGGTTTCTTCTAGGGTCTTAATTGCTTGACCCAATGCAGTACCATTATCAGTGATACCACGAGCATCCATCCACTTGTCGATTTGTTTTGAAGATTCTACGATTTCCATTCTACCTCCACCATCACTTCAGTTAAGAAAGCGACTAGGTTAATTTCAGCATCCTGAACGAATGCCTGTTTATATTGATAATCTGCAATAAGAAGTACCACTTGAGGTACACTTTGAGGGGCTAGATATTTGTGCATACTGTCGTAAATATGGCGATAGATATGCACTGGGTCAATATCGATATTATCTACAACCCATTGTCGAGTCTTACCGAAATCTTTTTCTTTCAGGAATCCCATAAGACCTTCAACATTCACTTCTCCACCACGAACAAGGATACCTTTATCTATAGTACCGCCCGCGGCATATCTTTGGAGTTCATTTAATGTTCTTCGCATATCTGGAAAGTGTCGTTTGACTAATTCTGCAATTGCAGGCTTTGACTCAATAACGATACCTTCTTCTCCAAGGATGTTTATAATCCGATTCATAAACTCGCCCATTAGAACTGGCTTATCACTTGCACCCGTTCTAAAGTCAATATATGTAGTTCGAGAGTGAATCGGTTCAATAATCTTGTCCTTGAAATTACAAGTAAGAATGAACCTTACGTTCTTAGAAAAATGCTCAATGAATCCTCTGAGTGCTGGCTGAAAAGATTGTGGATTAAGATAATCCGCTTCGTCAAGTATGACACATTTCTTGCCACCATCAAAGGAAACAGTTGAAGCAAAGGTCGAAATATCATTACGCAATGTATCAATATTTCTGTCCAAAGAACCATTAATTAATAATGTAGTATATCCCAATTCAGCACAAAGGGCTTTCGCTACGGTAGTCTTACCAGTACCTGCTGAACCCGACAAAAGGAGATTAGTCATATCTCCATTTTTCAGAAATTCACCGAATGTATCCTTCAGCGATTGTGGAAGAATACATTCATCGATTGACTGAGGGCGATACTTTTCTACCCAAAGAAAATCTTTATTCATAGGTTGAATCCTGTTCTAAAGCAATCCAGTAAGTAAGTTTACCATCTTTCGAGGTCAACTTGGAAATCTTCTTAGATGAAATCTGGACATCATAATCTCCAGGCAACATCTTCATACGTTCATTAAGGAAGAAGAACTTAAACTGGCCTTCACCAGAGTACGTACCAACTTCAACGGAGAACGTGTTTGAGGTATCACTTCGTTTATCGAGAACCTCTGCCACAATCTTCGATGGGTCATCAGTACCACGTCGGAGAACCAAGTCTGGGACTGCTAGAGTTCCAGTTGCTCGTTGCAACTTATCGAGACAGGCTGCCGTCAGAGTGAATTTAACCTCTGCATCAGGCATCTCAATTTTGCTGGTGGGATAAACAATGATTTCCTTATCGGCAAACCAGTATGTTACGTTGGTGCCACCTGCATCTGTAATAGTAGCAGAGCCTTCACCAAATTCCACATCTGGGTCATCAAACAATGAGACCACAGACAAAAACTCGTTCAGGTCATAGATGGCAAAATCTTCACCATTAGAAGATTTAAACGTCTCGGCCACAGTAGCAGAACCCAAAAGGTTCTTTTGTACCGAAACGGTATTTAATTCATTCCCCTCTTGGAAGAGAATCGACTGGTTGATTGAGGCGAAATTTTTCAGCACCTCAAGGGTAGTATCACTTAATTTCATAATATATAACTCCTATTGATTTAATAGTACCATTATAACAGGAACGATGGTTCTTGTCAAGTCTTTTTTACTTTCCGTTCATATGCGGTGGCAAGCACCAAATAGTGCATAGCCTTAATGAGGTCTTTTTCATTCTTCCCATCTTTCTTCCCATATCGCATCAAATACTTGATAGCATTATCGATAGAGGTTGAGCCCAAAGTACCTCGATGGGCAAACACATCCAGAGTCTGGACCTCGTCATTTTCGTTGGTATAGTGACTCGTATATGTGCTTTCTATATGAGAACGAAGGTCGTCTAATACAGAGCCCTCACCGTATCTCCAATCAAATGGAGTTTTAAAAGTACCATCACCAGCCTTCAATGTTTGACCATTATACGTAATTGTTGGTTCACTTATAATGTCACTTGACATCATACTTCCATTATCAGCCATAAAACTAAAAGTGGTTTGATAATCTGTTATCGGAGTACTCGCAATGGTAGAGCCACCATCAGGCGAAGTAAATAGATATTTTTGTTCTGGTGTTTTGCTTTCTTCTTCCGACATTGGTCTCTCCATCGTCTTTATTAATAAGGTCCCACCCGACCCAAAGAGGAGTGGGCCAGGTGGGTGTTGAGTGAGGGTTCAAACTACCCTCGGAGTAACTCTTTAGCCTCTAGGCATATTCACTATCGTTTGTAGGTTCATCTTCAAGGTTTTCACCCTCTGAACCAGATGGTGGGTATGTTCCAACCCCTGCATCTATTTTCTCATAAAGGCTCATAAACGACTCACGGGTTTCATCATCAAAACGCTCGATTGCCATCTTGATTGCTTTACCACGGTCTTGGAAGATTGAGAAGGATTTCAATATATCGACTAATCGACGGGTGGAAACTATCTCATCTACCCCACCTTCTTCAAAAGTCTTCCTGATAATATCGCCCCACATTGTGAGGTTCGGGATGAACTTTCCAAGTGCTTCAGACTCAATCCCAAATCCCTCTGCGGCTTTGAAAAGGATTTTCTTCTCAATGGCTTCTGAAGGATAAGGCTGATACATCGTAACTGAAAAACGGTCAAGAAAAGCCTCGTTCATTACATTCGTTCCGATAAATCGTCCATCATCAGAACCCTTACCTTTTGTATTGGCAGTAGCAATGACAGTGAAACCATCGATGGGCTCAACCCATTCGGCACGTTTCTTAATGAAGTAACCCTTTCCTTCCAGGACAGATTGAAGAGCCATAATCTTGTTGGAACCCAAATCAACTTCGTCAAGAAGTAGAACTGCTCCACGTTTCATTGCTTCGACAACTGGACCGTATTGAAACACTGTTTCGCCATTTACGAGGCGAAACCCACCAAACAAATCATCTTCATCCGTTTCAGAGGTAAAGTTCACTCGAATCATTTCACGACCAAGCATAGCACAGGTCTGTTCAATTCCGAATGTTTTACCGTTACCGCTCATACCTGTTAAATAAACAGGAAAGAACAATCGGGATTTAAGGATTCGTTTAATATCACCAATGTTTCCCCAAGGCACAAATGAATTGTCAACTTTAGGTATGAACGATATGGAACTATCTAGTTCAACAGCGGCAGTCCGAGAAGCCATAGCAACTGGATTTGGGGCTGTTTCTAAAGGCATTTGTGATGGAGCAGGTGGTAGGGTGGGTTTCGCAATCGTACGGGGAATAGCCACTTGGCGTATCGGGGCTTCGACTGCCTCA